GTCAAACAGCTGGAAGAATTTCTGGTGATATTGATCTTGGTGTAGCTGGTACTCCTGAAGCTCTTACTAATAGTAATGTAATTGGTAAGATCGTAGACATGGGTACAGTTCTTGATGAAGCTAACTGTCCTGAAGGAGATCGCTTTTTAGTGATTCCTGCTAAGATGGCTGGTCTAATCAAGCAGTCTGATCTTAAAGACGCTTCTATTACTGGGGATGGTTCTACTCCTCTACGTAATGGCCGTTTGGGTATGATTGACAGATTTACAGTATATGTAAGTCACAATATATACAAAAATGGAAGTGAGTTTAGCGTTATAGCTGGGCATAAAATGGGTTTCACGTTTGCATCTCAGATGACAAATATGGAAACTATTAGGTCTGAAACAACTTTTGGTAACATCATTCGTGGTCTTCAAGTTTACGGTTATAAAGTCGTAAAGCCTGAAGCTCTTGCCACAATGATTGTAACATTGTAAAGGAGATTGACTTATGGCTGCTTATACAGACACACACGGCTTTAATAAAGGCTCAGCTGGACACCCAGCTAAAGGCTTAACTAGAGTCGGGTACATGGAAGTTACACTTGACTTCGCTAAAATAACAACAGACAGAGCTACAGCAGGTGCAACTGCCCTTGCTGCAGGTGATTCTCTGCAAGTACTTTCTATCCCAGCAAATACTTTAGTGCTGGCAGTTGGTGCTACAACTGAAACTGTCGAAGGTGCAGCGTCAACATTTGACATCGGTCTTACTGGTGGTGATGTTGATTTGTTTGTTGATGGGGGCAATGCTAACGCAGCAGGAACCACATCATCAACAGGTGCTGGCCTAAGTGGTGACAATCAAAGTCATTACTTTGCAGCTGCAGATACTATTGATATGCTTATTGGTGTATCTGGTGCTGTAACTGATGCCGCAAAGATTAAAGTCTGGGCGGTAGTTGTTGATTGCTCAACAGTTGCTTAAATAAATTGGGGGGTGTAAAAGCCCCCCTTTTTATAAAGGAATAATATGGCTGCAAAAATTGATAAATCAAAGATGGCTTGTAATAAGCCTAGACGGCAGATTTCAGGAGGAAAGAAATTTGTAGTTAAAGCATGCGCAAACGGTCAAGAAAAAATAATACGGTTTGGAGATGCTAATATGAAAATTAAAAAGAACCAACCTGGCAGAAGAAAAAGTTTTAGAGCGAGACATAAATGTGACACAAGTCCGCCATCAAAGTTGACAGCTAGGTATTGGTCATGTAAAAAATGGTAGTTATATGTCTAAAACAAAACAAAAAGCAAAGAGAGATGCATGTTACCATAAAGTAAAAGCTCGATATAAAGTTTGGCCTAGTGCTTATGCTTCAGGAGCTTTAGTAAAATGTAGAAAGGTTGGTGCAGCAAATTGGGGAAATAAAAGTGGCAAGCGTAAAAAAGCGTAGTAATAGTTTAAAAACTTGGTTTTCTCAAAATAAAGGTAAAGGCTGGGTAGATTGTAAAACAGGTAAACCTTGCGGCAGAAAAAAAGGTGAGAAACGTAAAGGTTATCCAGCTTGTAGACCAACAATGGCACAATGTAAAACGAAGGCAGTGCGGAAGAAAACGTCTTCAAAACGAATATCTTGGGCTTAGGAGGTTATAATGGCTAGATGGTTAAGAAATAAAGTAGACGGGGAAATTTATGGTTGGAATGAAATTTTAGCTGAAAACCCTAGAACTGAAGAAGTTACAGAAGAAGAAGCTTTTCCTGAAAAGTTTATGCCTAAAAAACAAAAAGGTAGAAAAACTAAATTAGATTTATCAGTAGATGAGTTTAAAACAAAAGAAACTGTTTCAAGTTCTGTAACAGAAGAAATAAATGAAGAAGCTTCTAAAGGTTTACCAAAGTGATTTTAAATGATGTCATCACCGATGTAAGACGTATTATACAGGATGAGACATCTCCTTTTCGTTATAGTGATGCTATACTTTTAAGTTTTGCAAACCAAGCTCTTAAACGTATAGCTGTACTAAGACCTGATTTATTTGCATTTATAGGTACAGTTACATGCACTGAAAACTCTGTTATACAATCTGCTCCTTCAGATTCTATACGTATAATAGAATGTTTTTCTGTTCAAGGAGGCTCTGGTATTACTGAAACTACTCGTGAAGTTTTAGATCAAGCATATCCTACATGGATGAATGATGCTGCTGCAGCAACTCAAAACTGGATGAGGCATGTAAGAAACCCCAATAAATTTTTTATATATCCTAAAGCTCCTGCTAATCAAATACTAGATATTGAGTATGCTCAAACTCCGCCTACTTATGATGGTACAACTACTGTAGCTCTTTTAGGAGATGCTTATTCTCCAGTTGTAATTGATGCTACAGTATTTATAGCTGAATCTATAGATAATGAGCATGTAAATTCTAATCGTGCTGCATTGTTTCAACAGTCTTTTACCCAAGCATTAGGTGTTGGTATACAAAGCAGAGCTATTACAGACACTGAAGAATCTGGTGAACAAGGAGAAGTTGTTTAATGCCTATCTATTCTGATAAAAAGTTTTCTTCTTTAGTTCCAAGACTTAATGCTAGTGTTCCTGGATGTCCTCAACCTATAATTGAACAATACATTAGAGATGCAGCTATTGAAGCTTGTGAACGTACGTTAGCATGGAGGTATATACAACCTAAGATAAGATTAACTACTGGTGTATATGACTATCCTTACGAAGCACCAAACAATTCAGAAGTACATGCATTTCTTACTGCTACTGTAAATGATACTAAACTTAAACCAGTAACATTAGATCATTTACATGATTTATACCCTACATGGCCTGACTTTGATTCTACAGATTATACTACTCCTAGGTGCATTTCACAATTAGACCCTGATAATTTTATAGTAGCACCTACTCCAGATAGTATTACTACATATGATTTACGTATGGTTGTAGCTTTAAAACCTTTACGTACTGCCACTGATATGGATACATCTATATTTGACGAGCTAGAAAATATTATTATGCACGGAGCTTTACAACATTTGCTTGTGTTACCTGAAAGAACTTGGACTGATAGAGAACTTGGTGCGTACCATGCAAAACAATTTTCTTTTAAAATAGCAGAGCGTAGAGCAAGAGCTAATATAGGTAATGCAAGAGCTTCTATGCGAATATCAAACCAACCATTCGGATAAAGAGGTTTTTATGGCAGATGTTATTAGATTAGTAAAAGGCGATGAAAAACCTTTAATTACTGTAACTTTAACAGACGACTCAAATAGTAGTGCTATGGATTTATCTGCTGGTACTACGTCAGTAACTGTAAAATTTAGAGCTAAAGGAAGCACAACTACTTTATCTACCATTACCACTACTAAAGTAGGTGATGGTACAGCTGGACAATTTACATTTGATTTTACAGGGGGGGCTCTTACTAATGCATCAGCTGGTGCGTATGAAGGAGAGATAGTAGTAAATTTTAATGGTGCTATACATACAGTATATGACCTTCTTCAGTTTAGAGTAAGAGATAGTTTTGCGTGAAAATACGTGCACTAACAATTAGCAACATTTTACCTTCTTTTAATGCGTCTGTTTCTAATATAGTCTATACTACATCTGCACAAACTATAACTTATTCAGAATCTACTCCTGATATATCGTACGATATATTTATTGTTCCTATGACTAATTTACCTGGGCTGTCTGTAACAGTTATTGATAGTATACCATTATTTACTATTGGTAGTAACCCATCAGATTCTATAACTGTTAGCGAAAATGTACTTAAGTCTATAGCTGCTGTATTTTCTAATTCTGTAACAGCATCAGATACTAGCTTTAGAGCTTTTAGTTCTTCTGTTGATTTTGATCCAAGTGATAGTGATTTAGATCCTGATCCTGTTACTGTAAGTGACTCTCAAACTTTTAGCTTAGATAAAATATTTTCTAATTCTATATCTCTTAGTGATTCTCCTATATTAACTACAGGAAAAGTAACTACAGATTCTGTAACATCTGGTGATACTGCTCCATTATTTACTATAGGTCAAACATCTTCAGACTCTGTATCTGCTAGTGAGTCTGTAGCTAAAGCTATAACTACACCTACTGTTGCAGACTCTGTATCTGCAAGTGAGTCTGTAGCTAAGTCTGTAGCTAAACCTACTACAACAGACTCTGTAACATCTAGTGATACTGCTCCAGTATTAAATCCAGGGAAAGTAGCTACAGATTCTGTAACATCTGGTGATACTGCTCCAGTATTTACTGTAGGTCAGACATCTTCAG